TAGACGGTGTTGGGTATTGTCAGTTACAGGCTAAAGATATATATAATATGTTATGTTGTTGGAACTATCAGGCTTGTGAGGTTGACAACTGGTTTGAGACTGATGCTTACTGGTTGCATGTTTATCTTAAGGACGCGTGCGCTAGAGAAATGGCAAAGGACGCAGAAATAACTTGGAGTTTTAACCCAAAGTTTACACCAGATCAACTCAGAGAGGCTTATAAGTGACAAAGATAACAAAAATATTTGTTGATATGGACGGAGTCTTAGCTGACTTCGTCCGTGGTGTTGAAAGCTCTAAGTATCTTAACGGACCGTTTGATAGACAGGCGGCCTATGACGATCAAAAACTCAAATTTACTAATGCTGGTTTATTCCGAGATCTGCCACCTATGAAAGACATGCAGGCTTTGGTTAATTATTGCAAGAATTGTGGTATTGATTGGGAGATCTTATCTTGCTCTGGCATGGTTAATAGAGACAAAGCAACCAAAGATAAAATTTATTGGATTAGAAAATATGTACACCCAAGCGTTATCATTACATGCACCCTTAAAGGCAAAGACAAAGCAGTGTTTGCTAGACCAGAACATGTGTTGATTGACGATAAACAAAGCAATATTAAGGCGTGGCAAGACGCAGGTGGCTATGGCATCTTACATATTGACGCCAAAACCACGATAGATCATCTAAATAAACTAAATGGGAAAAACCCTTATAGCTAGTTCTTAGTTGCGTAAATAACAGTCAAAGAGTATTATCAATAATGTAGAAATGATTGTTGCAAGCATGGTGTTTGCAATGGCTAATTTTATAGGAGGCTGATTATGACTACGCATTTTACATCGGGTGTTACCAATGTCTCGTCTGACGGAACATTAGGTAAACTAAAAGCACCTGCACCACACAAGTATCATCAATACTTTAATGATTTTGATACTTACTTAGCGTCCGATTGGACAATAACTACAACTGAGGACGGGACTGGTTCTGCCACAGAAGCACTTGCTGATGGTGACGGCGGTTTATTGTTAATAACAAACGCTGCTGGCGATAATGACCACGACTTTTTTCAATTGGTTAAAGAAGGTTATAAGTATGAAGCAGGCAAACAGATCGGGTTTCACATTAGATTCAAAACTAATGACGCTACTCAGTCTGATATTGTCGCTGGTTTACAATTAACTGACACAACACCATTGGACGTAACAGATGGTGTGTTTTTTCTAAAAGAAGATGGAGCTGCAACAATCAGCTTTATCGTTGAAAAAGACAGCACACAATCTACTTTAACTTTGCCTAACTCTTTGGCAGATGACACTTTTATGACATTAGGTTTCATTTATGATCCAAAAGACCAAAAGTTTCATGTGTACCAAAATAATGTTCTAGCTGGCACAGTGGTTAGCACTAATGCACCAGACGATGAAGAGCTTGCTCTCTCCTTTGGTATTCAAAATGGTGCTGCTGCTGCAAAAACACTTACCGTTGACTATGTAGGTGCTTACAAAGAAAGAACAGCAGTTACAGAGTTATAGGAGTAGATAATGGCTGATACAGTTACCTCACAAACCATTCAAGATGGTGAGAGGCTTGCTATATTAAAATTTACTAATGAATCTGATGGCACAGGCGAATCTTCTGTTAAAAAAGTCGATGTTTCGGCACTCAAAGCAGATAGCAAAGGCAGAGCTTGTAGTAGCGTAGCTATTGCAAGAATCCATTGGTTTTGCCGAGGCATGGGTGTTGACATCGAGTTTGATGCAAGCACTAATGTTCTAGCAGTAACTTTGGCTCCAGATAGCTCTGGTGACGAGTATTTTGACCAGTTTTCTGGAATACCAAATAATGCAGGTTCAGGCGTAACAGGAGATATCGACTTTACAACAGTCGGACACTCAAGTGGCGATGCTTACTCTATCATTTTGATATTGAATAAAAATTACGGCTAATGGCTGTAAAAAAACCAAAGCGTAGGGCAAAACAAGTTCGACGCACTGTTGGCAAGGGCGGTAATTATCGCCCTACCAAACAGGGAGCAGGGATGACGCGTAAGGGCATTGCAGCCTATCGTAAGAAAAATCCAGGCTCTAAATTAAAAGGTGCAAAGAGGCGTAAGTCATTTTGTGCTAGATCTTTAGGCCAACTTAAAAAAAGTTCAGCTAAAACAAGAAATAATCCTAATTCTAGAATTAGGCAAGCAAGAAGAAGGTGGAAGTGTTAAATGATTGTTAGAAAAAACGCAAGAAAAAAAATAAAGAAAGTATCCAAAGCTCTAAAAAAAGCAAGCAATACGCATGCTAAACAAGCTAAAACTTTAGAGACATTGAAACTAAAAAAAGGTGGAAAAGCTAAGAAAAAGTCAGGCGCGCCAAGTAATGTTGCTAATCCTAGCTTATATGCGAGAGTGAAAGCAGAGGCTAAACGAAAGTTTGATGTTTACCCAAGCGCTTACGCAAACGCTTGGCTAGTTAGAACTTACAAAAAGCGTGGCGGTAAGTATAAAGGAGCTAAAAAAGCTGTTGGTGGTGAGGTTAATAATAAAAATCTAAAACCAATACCAGCTGATAATAAAGGCTTACCTAAATTACCTAAACGAGTTAGAAATAAAATGGGTTTTATGCGTAAAG